ACGCCTGCCATGGTCAGAGCGGAAGCAACGTCTGCAGAGCAGAGGATCATGTTGCCCTTTCCTCTACGAGTTCTTTGTGCGATTGCGTTGGCATCGCGCTCGATTTGGAAAATCAGACCTTTGAACTTCTCAACAGACCAACGACCGTTGGAGTCAACGTCGAGGTCGAAAGTACCAGGGGTAGCAACGTTTGCTTGAGCACCAGCTTCAGCAACGTTGTAGATGGTACGGATAACTTCGCGGTTGATTTCGGCAAGAATCTCAGTTGAGAGAATGTTTGCCAGTTCTGCTTCAGCGTTCAGACCGTGGATTGCCTTGAGGTCCTGAGCGAGTTCTAATGAGTACTCAGCCTTCAGAGCTCTTGACTTAGCGGTAACGGTGACTTTCTCGATTGAGAATGCCATTTCGTTGAAGTGACCCTCGGTGCCATCACCCAGGTTCTCAGCAACGTCTGTACGCATACCCTGACCAACGTTGTAGGTGGTAGCGTCGCCGCTTACACCAACGGTTGGGTCGAGGATACCAGGGTTGCTACCTGACTGAGCAGTAGTACCCAGACCAACTGAACCATTGGTCCAGCCAGCGGTATTGTTGAAGTTAGCAGACTGACCAGAGAATGCGGTATCTGCTTCGTTGAACAGAGCTTCGGTAGAATTGGCACCGGACATTGCTCTGTACTTGGAGCGCATTGCGAAGATGAGTCCAGTAGGACCATTCATTGGTTGAACGCCAGCGAGGTCATAAGCGACCAGGTTAGGCATTGCACGTCTGATCAAGGAGATCAGAACAGGGTCGAAACCAGCAACAGGTGAAGAAGCACCAGCAGAGAATCCAGTTTGTGAACCACTGGTGTTGGTGGTGATGGTTGGACCTTCGGAGAGGAACTCACGCTCTTCGCGGAGAGTTTGCTCTTGGTTTTCCAGCAGGACAGCGGTGACAGCTCTACGATGGGAATCCTTGATTGGATCCATGCCCTCATAATCGAGGACGGGTGCCCACTTCTCCTGCAGATATTCGGAGTTATGCATCTGCATTTGAATTTTACCTCTTTAAAAAGTTAGTTTGAACGGTATGATTTAAAAATCACTTCTTAGCAGCTCTTGAGAGAGTCTGCAGATAGGCTTGCATCATTGGGGAAACTTCTTCCGAAATTACCTCATTGGTAGAAACCTCTTCTGAAAGATTCTCGGAGGTGCTTTGAGTACCAGCAGCTGGGAAATAAGAATTTCTCAGAGTTACCAGTTTCTCACGATAGTCTGCTTCACTTTCAAACTCAACATTTTCTGAGAGAGTAGCGAGCTTGTCTTTCTGAGAGTAAGCGAGACCCTCAGTTACCTCTGCAAAAACTACATCGGCAGTTGACTCTGCTAATCTTCTGTTAAGAGCAACATTTCTTTCGATTTGCTCGTTGAGTTTTGACTCCATTTCATCTAGTTTATCTACCATGCTCTCTAAAACATCGTATTTATCTTCAGGGATGGTTACATAATGATCTTCAAAAAGACTCTTCATTCCATCAAGGAATGATTCGGTGATTTCAGACTTGAGTCCTGCCTCTACAGCAAGTGCGTTCTCTTGGAACCACTCATCGGCAACATACTCAAGGTATGAATCAAGTCTTTCGGTGAGCTCTTCGCGGATAGCGACGACTTCCTCAACGAGAGCATTCTGATAGGTCTCGTTAAGTGACTCTCTGATTTCAGCAACCTTAGAGTTGATTGCTGCTTCAAAGATTGTACGTGCTTTCTCTTGGAACTCTTCAGAAAGCTCTTCGCCTTCGAAAAGTGCTTGAACATCTTCTTCGATGCTAAACTCTTCTTCTTCGACGATTTCTTCTTCAGTCTCTTCCGACTCGGCAACAATTTCCTCAGTATCTTCGGTTGCTACCTCTTCCTCTTCGGAAACTACTTCCTGATCTTCGTCTACTTCTACTTCTTCAGCAGGAGCAGCTTTTGCGTTTACAACATCCTTAACTTGTCTAAGGGTTGCGCCAGGTTCTTTCAGCTTGTTGCTGTCATCATCTGGTCTTGAATTTTCAGGAGTAGGACCGCCGAGATCTTCAACTGGAATGCCAGCCGAAGGCATAGACTCAGCAGGTGCAGCCCCTTTGGTTACTACGTTTTCCATTTCTTGTAAATTGCTACCAACGGACATTTGAACTGATTAAATGTATTAATCTTTATTTATTTATAAATCAAAGATTTGAGAGGAATTCGTTGAATAAATTCAACTTATGCTCTTCAAGTGCTCTTTGATCGACGAGAGTGTTAATTCTCTTCTTTGTTTGCTCTGCGAGTTGTTCACGAAGGATTCCTCCTTCCCAAACCCACTCTTTTCCTTCCATAATTCCATTAACGAAAGCATCAGGAGCAGAAGGATCGGCAACGATATCAGCAGCAGTTGCTAACTGGAAATCTTCACCGACAACTTTATGACCTTC